TAATTTTAATGGGGAGATTCAGGAAGTTGAGGGGCTGGGCTGTGGGTTTATTGCGATCCCCCGCGCGGCAGTTGATGCGGTTGCTAAGGATTGTATATTGACGCATTGTGGGAAGTTTCATGATGGGAAGGAACTTTTGATTTATTATCCAATGTTTGCGGAGATTGTGGTGGATCAGAAGGATAATGAGGGGTATTGGCTGGGCGAAGATTATGGGTTTTGTTATCTTGCCCGAGAGAAAGGTTTCAAAGTATTGGCTGATACGTCTATATTTTTGAAACATATTGGAGTATATGCGTACTCACCAAACGACTTAATGATTAAACGTGAGGTATAAAAATGTCAAAACGACTTAGAGTAGAAAAGGCAGATGCTAGGCAAGAGTTTGCCCGCTTTATGAAAGGCGCGAAGAAGTATGAGATCATTATTGAGTTTGAGAATCCTCAAACTGATGAGATATTTGAGGTGCCCATCATATATACTCCGGCCACCGCTTTCGATCTAGCGGCTATATATGCTGATTTTGATGCTGATGCAGATACAGAGGAACAGTTCGATTACTCGTGCGATGTTTTTAATTTCTGCATTGATAGGGCGTGTGGTATTAAGTTTGTGAATTGTGAGAAGGGCCAGGCCAATTATGAGGCAGGCGAAATATCCATTAGGGATTTGACGGTGGAAAATAAACAGTTGTTAGAGACGGCGTTCTCGCCTGGGGTTGGGAAAAGTGGACCCCAACTTGAGCAAAAACTTAAAGGTGCTCGCAGGCAAGTTGGCAAGGGAGTGTCCTGCAAAAACGCCGCTGGAATGGATGTTGGAGCCGCTTCAGATCTTCTTATTTAATTGGGAATGTGTTGAGGCAAGTTTAGTTGCGGAGGCGGATGCTGCAAAAGATGCCCAAAGACACGCGAGTAAAAAACAGCCCGAAATAGACTTCGACGATTGGATGAAAGATATAGCGAATGAAAACGCGGGGAACTACAAAGAAGCTAAATATGGGATAAAGAAGAAGAAGGGTTTGCCGTAAGGCAGCCCTATCCAAATTTTTCAACTATTGTTTTACAATATGCTACAAAATCAGGCATTTTCATACGACCTTTTAATGTGTTACATTTTCGACATATAATCCAAACATTATACATGTTCATGTATTTATCATTACTTATTCTATCCAAAGTTGGACTATTTGGAACCGATCCTTTTCCATACTCCCATTTTAAAAATGCCCCGCACATTGAACAATATGTTGTATTTTCGGCTAAGGATGTTAAATATTCCAGATTTATATCTACATTTAAATTATGATCAATATGGCCTTTGATGGTACGTTCTGCCCATTTTTTGTAAATCCTAGGTTTTGTTGATAACCATTTAAGATGATTAATGTTTATCTTATCTCGGTTTTTGTTTCTATATTTTCTTTTTGTTTTTGTAACAGCTTCTGGATTGTTTTTAACATATTTTTGTTGAATTCGCCTATATTTTTCAGGATCTTCTTTATATCTATTGCGTTGCATTTTATTTTCGCAATCGAGACATTTTGTTCGATATTCAATTTTTTCATTATTCTTTCGTCTGAATGCACGGAATTCATATAAATGTTTATTTATCCCGCAACCCACACAAGTTCGTAATTCATCTGTCATAAGCAATACTGTGCAATCATACTATAAAAAGATTGTGTTAAACTAATAATAAATATGGAGGAATATATTTGGCTGCTTATAATGCTGCAAATTCGCTAACATGGGCCGCTGTGCTTAATGTGACGCAATTTAATAATTCGATCCAGAGCATGGTTGCGCAGATGGCTTATGCTCAAAGAGCCTCTTCTGGACTTGATTCATCGCTCAAAAGCATAGCAAGCATAACGTTTGCATCCACTGTAGCTGGCATCGGTGGGATAACTGCTGCCATTACAATCTCCACCAAGGCTGCTGCTGATTGGGAAACTCAGATGATGGGATTAGCGCGGGTTGCTATTCCTGAATTTGATTATACAATGCCGGAAGGTAAAAAAGCGTTTACCGAATTTTCAAGAGCCTTCCAAGATATGTATATTGAAATTCCAGTCAAGAGTAGACCAGATCTTACAAAAGCAGCGGAGCCATATGCGCTGGCTGGATATGAGGGCGAAGCCCTCTACAATTTAACCGAGCAAACTCTTAAGATGGTTAAAGCTACAAATTATGAGGTAAGTCCTGATGATATTGCTAATATGGTTATAAAAAGCTCCCAGATTAATAGAGAACAATCAGGAATTGATATACAAGATCCCATTCTCAGAACTCAGAAGATGACAAAGTACTCAAGCGACATCATGGATAAAGTGCTTACGGTTGCTAATAAATATACAATTGGAGCTAAAGATTTAACAGATGCTATAGTCGATGCGAGTGGTTCCGCAGTTTTACGTGGTACTGCTAACGATATTGATTCTCAAATTGCATTTTATGCTTTGATGAATCAGTATGGTATCCGCCCTGACTTGATGAGAACTGCGCTTACATCTTCAGTATCAACTGCTGGATTAGCAGGTGAATCCACCGCTAGAATAGAACACGCTCTTTCTAAAATAGGAATGCAAACTAGGGATGCCAAAGGCAAAAAGATAGCGGAATTTAGTAGGGCTGACGTCGCATCAAGGTTATTGGGTGTTACTAAAAGCCAATATGAAAAGATGGCAGAAGAAAATATGGGTGAGACACAAATTCGCCTTCTTGATGCTATTGAATCATTAGATGTAGATAGATTAACTAAAAACGCTCTTGGTACTGGATTGTTTGGTTCTTATGCTGGTCGAGAGTTTTCCAAGTTGGGCGCAGGCGGCGCATTAGAAAAATTCAGAGAAATTCAAGATGTTTCAAAAAGTAGCGGTGGTGAAGTAAATCGTGCATACACAAACACCATACAAACTCTTAATGATCAATGGGACTTAATGGAGCAACGTTTGTTCTCTGTTAAAGAGGTGTTTGGTGAAATATTTACGGGGCCGGTTTTAAACGGTGTTAAGGGATTTTCGGAGAGTTTAAAAGGCGCTGTACAATGGTTGCAACAAATAGTAGACAGCAGTCGCAATATTGATGGAACTGTTAACACTTGGGAAGCAATTGGAAAAGTTGTTGATGGCCTTAAAAAGAAATTTGTAGATCTGGGAGGAATTGATCTTCTAAAGGCGGGCGGTATAACAGCGGGCTTACTTCTTATTGCATCCAATGCTGGAACTGTAGTTGCAGCGGTTTCGAAGATACCTGCCGCATTTGCAGCTATACCCGGTCTAATAGCACCTGTTATAGCGGGAATATCGACTAGTTTATTGGGGTTGGCTACTAGAGTATCAGCCGCATTTGCAGGGATAAGCATAGCACCGTTAATAGCTACTGCTGGGTCAGTTGCTTCTGCTATAGCTGGTATTGCAGTTGTTGCTGGAACAGTATCACTTGGCTTAGCAGCAATCGGCTACTCGCTCGCGCCCGAAAAATTCACATACTTCAATCAGGTTGCATCTGAAGCTTTAAATGGTGTAGCAACTGTTGCTCGCCAGGTATATGATGATATATCGAGGGGCGATTGGGGAGCCGCAGGCGACCATCTTAAAACAGGTTTTACCAATGCTATAGCTTGGATTCAACAGATTAATTGGAGCCAACTTGGTGGTGAAATCGTCACCATGATAGGTGATGGGGCCAATGCTGTTATAGGAACTGCTCTTAATCTGGCTGGATGGATCTATGATAATCTGAATAGCTGGGCGACTGGTGGAGGCCCCCGCAAATTAGGCGAGTCTATAGGCAATTTCATCGAAGATGGCTTTAAAACTATATCTACAACAGATTGGGGCCAGTATATAGATGATGCTATAAATATGGCTTCGGATTGGGCAGGCCTTGGCTGGGATATTATAAGTCAGATAGGAAGCGGTGTTCTCAGTGGAGTTGCATCTGCATTTGCGCCTGCTGCACATTCAATAGTGGAAGTATTTTATACCGCTGTATATTCAATTGAAGGTGCCTTTGCTAGATTGTGGAATACTTTATTAGTTGGTGCTGTAAATATTGCTAGCCAAATTGGAACAGCATTTGCGGGTATTGGGCAATCATTAGATGGTGCTGTAACTACTGTACGTGATAAAGTAAATACTTTGCAAAATAGTATACCTGGATTATCACCATCTAGTACATCTAGTGGATCATCATCATCTAGTAAATCTAGTAGATCTAATAAAAAATCATCATCTACTTATACACCCCCATCTACCGACTATGCACATAACAGTACAACTAATCAGAGTATGGAATCTATCAATCATATAGACGTATCAGCCAATACTTTGACTTATACACCCCCATCTACCGACTATGCACATAGCAGTACAACTAATCAGAGTATGGTAGAAGCTGCTGCTAAAGATATAACCAATGCATACAAAAATCCAGTTGGTTATATGACAGGTGGCGAAGGTATTATTGCTGATGAACTTAAACCAGTATACGATGAAAGTGGTAAAATTTCTGCATATATAATGACAAATTTAAGAGGGCAACCTATAACGGTAAGTGGACATGAACAATGGTCTGTTGAAAATATGCAGAAATATGGAAAACATTTAATGGAATATGAAACTGATCCAAGAGGAGCAGCAAAAATAAGAGCAGATGAACTTATACCATTAGAAACTTTTCCAAAAGAAGTAAAAAAAGCATCAAAAGAAGTAAAAAAAGCATCAGATGAAGCTGCTAAAATTACTACATCTGGTGCTATGTCATCAGTAAACATTTTAAAGGATGGTATTTTTCAAACTACTGGTTTTATGAACACTTCTACAAAAGATGCTGCTACATATGCATCAGAAAAAACAATTTCAGCATCAGATTTTGTAAATGCAAGCCGTATAAATAATGTACTAGAAACAAATGCTATGACTAAGCAAAATGTAGCTGAAAGTTATAGTCCTGTTAAAATCGGATTAACTGCCTCCGGCCAAGAAATAGCAGTAATTGGTAAAGTTGCTCAACAACAGTTTGAAGCATCCGGTAATAAATGGGTAGGAGATACTCAAAAATCTGGATTTAGTTTCTTTACAGATGCTACTACAGGTGGTAAAAATGTTGAGGCTGGTGGAAAAAGCGCTGAAACTAGTCTAATCGCTGGTGCAGATGCTGCGGCACAAAAACTCCGAAATCTAGAAATTAGATTTGGGGGCGGTACTGGTGGTGATGGTGAAGGAGGTTCAAAATCATCCAATTATGTTGATCCTATTATCGATAGACTTGGATCTGTAGCAGGCAGTGTGTTGGGTGGATTTTTACCGTCTGGACTGTTCAAATCTAGTGGTACCACGACATCTACTCCCGATACAATGACTGTTGACAATTTCGAAGACATGACTTGTATGGGTAACCGAGTAATGGTTAATGCCCTGAAATATACTCCACCGGGCGGGGAAACTACCTCATATAACCCAATGGATTCAGTTTCTATAAGGAGCGCCAGCAATGTTGAAGGCACTTTCACAGATATGACATGTATGGGTAATACAATTACCATACCCGGTCTAAAATATACAAATCCATATGGAACAACCTCTTACATAAATCCATCAGAATATATATCTGGTGGGGGTGTCATGGATTATCAACAGGCCTCCGCGAAGAAAGCCGGTGAAATAACAACAAGCGCCGCTAAATCTAGTGCAAATGTTCAACGTGAAGCAGCAAATTATACTGCACAAACTTCTAGTGCTATAAATGCTGCTAACTTTGATTATAATAGATATTTATTAGCAATGGAACAAAACGCTGCTATAGAAAGAGGCGACCTATGGATAAATAATGTCGCATTTACTAGTACAGCATGGGAAACAGGTGTTCAGGATAGCTTGTATGATTTTAGTAAAGTACGTGATGAAAGTGTTGATCAAGCATATGATTATTTGAGTTATCAAGCAACCACTCATGATAAGATCTATACTGACAATCAAAAGATAATAGAAGAAGGCAACAAACTCATTGGGGAACTAACAGGCGCTACAAACGCTATGGGCGGCTTAGCTAGTAAAATAGAATCTGCTGGTACTAATCTTGGATCAAGTTTATCATCTGTACTAGGCGGTTTCCTCGGTGGTTATGGCGGAGGCGGTGGATATATTATGGGTGGATTTGGTGGGACTTCTAAGGGCGGAGGTGGAGCTTGGGTAGGGACATATCCAACACCGAGCTGGTCTGGCGTCGCAATTAGCAACTATGTTCAATCTCATCCATCGGGTACTTGGGGCAACTCATCGTTTTCTTGGGGTGCTAAAGGTTCCCTGATTGAAGAACCGTCTAGGATTATTGCGGGCGAAAAGGGCCGGGAATTGCTTCTTCCCAACTATCTTACTGAGCTGTTCCTTAAGTTGGCTGCAATGGGCTTCAATAATAGATCTAATGGTGATGGCAACATCATAACAATTGTTAATATCGATGGGAAGCAGATTGAGAAAATTGTGTCTAAGCGACAAAAAAGCAACTTGAATCTGAGAGGACTCAAGTTGCACTAATTTTTTAAGGTGATTTGATGCAATATTGTACACGAAATCCTGCGATTAAAAAACCGGAACTCAGTGATGCCCCAAGTATCATTGATATAAATGATAATATGGATGTAATTGATGGTATCATTAGTAAAAACAATTTCAATGGGGCGGTTGATCCTGGAACTGGTGATGATGTAGGGGATGGATATGCTGTCAATTCTCATTGGTGGAATACTACGGACCATAAATTATTTGTGGCTGAAAGTGTATCAACTGGCGCGGCAGTTTGGAGACAGGTATATCCAGCTATCACTCCTGCTGTATATGATGTAATTGTGTATCAATCCGGTACATCCATATATGCAGTTGAAGCAGATACTACACTGGTTGATAGTGGAACTGTTGGTACGGATGATACAGATGTTATTAATGCTGCAATTGCAGCCTGTCCTCAGAATGGTACACTTTTTATTGATTCCGGTACATATACATTAAAAGCTGATACAGTTTTCTATCTTAATGGTGGAACGTCTAATCCATATTGGGTATGTTTACCAATTTTAGATGGTAAAAATATCCATATATTTGGGGCAGGCATTGATTCAACAATTTTAAAATTAGCTAATTCTCAGCATGATACTGATCATCCGGTAGTTATGATATTATGCCGGGAAACAGATATAGCCGATCCAGGATTTACTGCTTTTACATTAGCTGATATGACTTTAGACGGCAATAAAGCCAATCAAACTAAATGGTATTATGATGGGGCTGGATTGATTTTAACAGGTTCTACACGATCAGGTGGACGATATTATAATCTCAAGTTAAAGAACTCGCATAATACAGGTATTTATTTGGGAAACAATGGGTCCGGTATGGAATCTAATAGTTTTTTACATAATATTTACGTTGAAAATCCATATGCAGAAGGTATATTTTTAGATTCGGCCCAACAAATAATTGTTTCCGATTGCACCTGTATTGGAGATAATACCAATGGTAAGAGTGGATATCAGGTCGGTCTTTATGTTAATGGTAATACAGATTATCAAACTCGGTCTAAAGATCATATATTAATTAATAATATTAATTGTATTGGATCATCTGTTAAATTTTGGTGTATCAATGATTGTGTAGCATCTAACATAATCATGGATACTGAAGATTGCGCTGCTGAATCTGGATGTCTTATTCATAGTTGTACTGGATTGAGAATAACTGATTCTGTATTTAGATCTAATAGAACTACAGCAAATTCTTATGGCGGGGCCACTTACATAGATTCAAATTCATATGGTAATACAGATGGGCCAACTGATGTATATTTTGATAGTTGTGAATTTGACGGATATTATGGGATTCATATTTTAGGAGCTGCTGTAGCAACTGTTAAAAATAGTATTATTAGGGCCGCACATGATTGTATTTATAGTAAAGATGTTACTGAAGCCACTACTGCAATTACACATGTATTAAATTCTAAGATTATTCCAACTGTTAATATTTCCGAAGTTTATACTGGCGCGACTGTAAATTTGATTGGATGTGTATGTGATGTGGCCGGTACATTTAGTACATCTGGCACATTAAACATTATTAATTGTTATGGTACTGGATTATTTTCATATAATACTCCAATGGATGGTATTTATGCACAGGCTCTATTAAACGGATCATTTCAAATTAATCAGCAAGCAGTTGCTACTTATACATCTGAAACAACTCCTGCTAATAATGATGATACGTATCTATTAGATCAATGGATTTTACTTTCAGATGGTAATGATATTGTAGATGTTTCTCAGGAAACATCTGTTGTTCCGACTGGATCTCCTTCTGCTATTAAATTTGAAGTTGAAACTCCGAATAAGAAATTTGGAATTTGTCAAATAATTGAAAATAAAGATTCTATAAAGTTTGCAGGTAATAGAGTTAGTTTGCAATTCAAAGCAAAAACTGTTAATGATAAAGTTATTAAAAATTTAAGAGCAGGTATATTGTCATGGAATGGTACCGCAGATGCTCCTACAAGTGATATAGTTAGTACTTGGGGGGCCGAAGGTGCTAATATTACTCCATCTACAAATTGGATATTGGAAAATACTCCATCTAATTTAGCATTATCTACTTCAACTTGGACTACATATAAAATTGAAAATATATATATAGATACAGCATCGATGACCAATCTAGCAATTGTTATTTGGGTAGATGATACTGATGCAGCAGTTGATGATTTATTGTATATAACTGATGTTCAATTGAATAATGGAATTGTTTGTACGCCATATAGACATATAAAATTTATTGATGATTTGAGAGCGTGTAAACGATTTTATGAAACATCTTATCAATATGGTACTGCACCAGGAACCGCAAATACTGGTATAGGTATGGAATTATGTGTAGGAATTACTACTGGAACCGCTACTTATATTGGGAGAGGATTTGAAGTACTTAAACCAAAAGCAACTGTTATAACAATATATAATTATCAAGGAACAATAAATAAAGTAAACGATACTGGATCGACTGAAATTGGTACAACTGTAGTATCAGCAGATACAGAACGTAATTCATTATGCAAACTAATAGATTCTGCAAATCCGTTTATAGCAGGATCATTTTATCAATGCCATTGGATAGCAGATGCGAGGTTATAAATATGCGAGGTTATAAATATGGTTGATAGATGGTTTATTCGATTGGATGCTTCCAATAATGTTATACATGGATTCTCAGATGATTTTGAATCTCCTCAAATAGGGGATATACAAATACCTGGCAGGGGCAGAGGTTTCAATATAGAACTTTTTGATATAAATGGTAAGCCACGTTGGAAATGGAATGGTAATACAATGGTATTACGAACCGATGATGAAATGTATACCCTCGCAGAAGTAAAAACTATTCAAAAGGAATTGATACGTGAACGGGTCAGATATACATTTAATAAACGATATGATTCAATGGATATTGCTCTTGCTATATCTCAAGTATCAACAAACGGAACAAAATATCAAAACTTAGTAACTGATATAACTAATTGGGTAGCAGCTAGAACAACAGCGTTAAATGCTGTAGATACTGCTACAACTAAAGCTGCTGTTCGTGCTATCAAATTTCAAGTCCCAGGATAGATCTTCATGCTTGTTACTATCAATGGAGTCAATCAATTTGATACTTATACATGGCAAGATGTATTAAATTTAGGTACTTGGCAAGAGGTTCTTCCATATACATGGTATGAATTGTTCGTAGAAAGTAATGATATATTAATGGAATCTCCTACACCTGAAGTCAATCTATCAGTTAATAAAAGGTGTACAGCATCATTTACTATATTAGATATTGGAGCACATAAACATTTCAAAAAGGGCCAGGAAGTAGAAATATATTCATCAATTGGGTATAAAGTGTTTGGAGGATATATCGATAGTAGTTCGGAGCGATTAGTAAGTGGCCGCGATGTAATAAAACATTCGATATCGTGCACCGACTATCACTATTTAGCAGAAAAACGTATTGTTGCTAAAGCTTGGCAAGATACCACCGTCGAAACAATTGTTAACTACGTTCTCGATCAATATCTTGAGGCAGAAGGTGTGACCCTCGGGGAAATCCAAGCTGGGGGAACCGTCACCCAATATATTGCCAATTATATAAGTGCGGCTGATGTTCTTGATCAGATGGCAGAACGAGCCGGATTTATATGGTTTATTGATGAATATAAAAGGTTATATTTTGTTGATAGGACCAGCTATGCGGCAGAATGGGATCTCATAGAAACCGACGACTTCCTCATCGAGGATGCATTTTCCGGTGTGAGTGTAACCCACGCTAATCCCGAATATAGAAACCGCCAATATATTATAGGAACTTGGGAAGAAACCGACATCCAGACTGAGTATGCTAAAGGTGATGGACAAACTACTTCTTTTCCAGTTGCTTATAAACTTGGTGGAGAACCAGAAGTTTATGTATCAGTGGGGGGTGGAGATTATACTTTAAAAACGGTCGGTAAGAAAGGCGTAGATACTGGGAAGGATTGGTATTGGGCCAAAAATGACCAAATAATTTCACAGGATTCTAGTGCTACCGCTCTAGCCGAAACTGATGTTTTGAAGATAGTATATACCGGCCTTTATCAAATAGTGGTAGTAACTAGCGATTTTGCTGAGATTATTGATAGACAGACTGTAGAAGGCGCGGAGTCTTCTGGGATAGTGGAGAACGTTCGCTCAGATACCTCGTTGTCGAGCCGTATAGCAGCCCTGGAAGAGGCTAACGCCATCCTTGATGTATATGCGATGGAAGGTAAGAAAGTCGAGTACACGACCTCTAGGGATGGTCTAGCGGCAGGTGTACTCCAACACATAAAGATATCCAAGCATGATATTGACGATGATTGCCTAATAAGCAATATAACGTTTCGATATACCAATCAACAGGATTACTATGATGTGGTTGCTTATACCGGGCCAGTTGAAGATGATTGGGAAGACATTTTCATTAAATTGAGTGATATACAAAAGAAAATGGCTAGTCCCGATGATGTTAGCACATCGGACGTATTATTAGTTCTCATAACGTTTACTAAGCTGTGGACGGCTATCGAATCGCCTAATATTTGGCAGGTAGTTTATGCAGACGGTACAGAAGATGCATCTGAGGCGTGGTTACCATGCTTTGAGGATAGCGACCGAATAAAATATCTGGTGCTTAAAAAGAGTGGGGCTGAGATTTTCAGAATGTATCGAACGGACCAAACAACAACGAGCGATTCAATAGTTACTACATTTATAATACCGTCTGGGTCTGCCAATAGAGAGATTGATCAGGCCGTTTTGGTGGGTGGGGATACTGCGACAATTACCCCCGGAACCGGCATCGAAGTAGAAACTCATTCTTTCATATATACTAAAAACTCACTGGAAAGTTTACAACTACAGTTTACAAGCAATAAGTGGAGTTGATAATTTGTACACTAAGACTTCCTGGCGCGAGCACTCGATGACGGAATCTGCCAAAAATGCCGCACTGACCAATCTAGAGTGTATTTATGATGAGGCGGTTTCTTACATAAATAGCATCACCCACGCCGAGCGATATTATACAAAAGCTGAGTGCGATGCGAAGTACATAACGGCTGCTAATGATGGTTCTGGGTCCGGGGTTATTTGTGAAACGCTGGATGGACTTACGGCCCAACAGATACTTGATGCTGGTATAGATACTGGCACAATTTGTATTTGGAGTGGGTCAGAAGCATCCATACCGGCTGGATGGTATCTATGTAATGGGTTAAATGGTACTCCAGACCTTAGAAATCGATTTGTTATAGCGGTGGGTGATGATCACGCATATGGGACTACAGGTGGAGCTAGTCACAAAATTTTATCTGCGGCGTCTATTGCCGTTGGAACTCACGCAATAACCGCCAATGAATTGCCCTCCCATTACCATTCATATATCGATGATTATAAAGGGGATTCGGGTGGTGCTGAAGGTGTATTTTCTCACTATGGCACATCTTATGATGTCGATTCTGCGACCACTGAAGTTGCATCAACGCCCCACGGCCATAGTGGATCATATTTTACTGGCGGATATACCGACATCAGGCCCAAGTTTTATGCACTTTGTTTTATAATGAAAGGATGATAAAAATGGCATATACAAAATTTCATGATCCCTGGGAAACAACTCATTATTTGTCGGGCAGAGCATTCAATCATATTGAGTCGCAATGGGATGAGATAAAAAAGGATGCTGACGAACATAATCACGATACCCAACATTATACTAAGACTTCGAGTGATTTAGACTTTTTTACCACCTCATACTACACTGGATTTGACGCTGATACACTGGATGGTTCTCATTATACTGATATCATAAATGAGGGTTTACCAGTCGGTGCTATAGTAATATGGCATGGCGATTCAGATACTATTCCTACTGGGTGGTATATATGCAATGGGCAGACAATAGGAGCAGTTACAACCCCCGACTTGCGTCAACGATTCATAGTGGGCGCGGGTACTACTTATAATGTTGGCGACACAGGGGGCGCAACCTCAACCTCAGTTACGGCATCATTTACGGTTACTGCTCATGCTATAACGGCTGATGAGATGCCAATTCACATCCACACTTGGCAAGACCATACAAATGGACTTGTCGGATTATGCTACTCACCTATTCCTTCAACAGGCCCACTTGGAACCGCATTAACGATGAATCGTACTACTGGATATGCGGGCGGGGGTCTGGGTCATACTCATACTGGAAACACCATAACCTTCAATGATATAGCATACGAGCCATACTACTATTCTCTTTATTATATAATGAAGGTGACATAATGGGATACATAAAAAATTATACCACCTGGACGAGCGCCAACAAAATAACCACAACCGAATTAAATAACTTTGAAACTCAATATAGCGAATCATCCTCTCATCTATCATCTCATGTTCATACAGATGATTATTATACAAAAAGTGAAATGCTTGCTAAATTCTGGGGAGTTGATAATGATGGAAGTGGGTCGGGTGCGGATGCCGATTTGATCTATTATTCGGGTGGTAACCTCCACATAGAAGATTTTGATGGGTTAAGTGTTCCAACTGGCCTAATCATAATGTGGTCGGGGGAAACGGTTCCTGATGGTTGGCACCTATGTGATGGTACGTCTGGCACGGTGGACCTCCGCGATAGGTTTGTGGTTGGCGCAGGCACTGGCTCAGATTACAATGTGGGAGATACTGGAAGTGGCACTCACACCATAGTGGGAGCGGTTACAATATCGGGGCACTCTCTTTCAGCCGCAGAAATAGCAGGCCATCAACATTCAATGAAAGATAGATCTTCACGGCCTAATTCTGGTGGATGTGGATATAATTCGGAAGGCAGTGGTTCACAACATCCAAATGCATATTACAATGTTGATAACACTGGAAACAGCAATATTGGGAAAGCTACCGCCGATCCCCACACTCATTCATCAAGTTTTTCAAGTGACCCGTTCACGATAACTCCGATGTATTACTCACTCAAATTCATACAAAAAATTGCACCGTGATCTAGAACTGTAGCATGCCCTACAAGCCACTTTATAGCCCCGTAGCGAGACTTTCATAGTTATGGAAGAATTATGTATTGGAACGTGGAGAAAGTCGAGCTATGGGCAAATTAGACCATAATAAAAGAGATGTTGAAGATAAGTGGAGTAAGTATTTACTTACCCCATGAACTCTGCGATCTTCTTGTTAACTGCATCCTCCTCGGTCACTACTCCATCCCATGATTTATCAACTGCGTGGGTGGGTTTGACAAGTGATAGATTTTCGGCGTATGGATCACTGCCGT